ATATACACCGTCCGGCACCATTCTTGATAATACTTGCTGCAATTTTAAATGCGTGATTTGTATCATATCAGCAAATCCAACACACTTACTGACAACAGACTCTATTCTACCTTTATATATTCTAGGCGCACAAATAGCATAATTCATAGCAACCTTGGTTGTGTCAGCGTATGGTCTTGACATGTTTTCAGCCAACTCCCATTTAAGTAATGTGTCTGTTCCTAAAACAACAGCTCCATTATAAAGAACTTCTATAGTTCTAGATACTCTTTCAAAGTTATCATTTTCTGGTGGATTAAATGTATCTGGCTTTTCAATAGCCTTCATTAATCCTTGATCAGTTTGTTTTATTTTAAATACTTGGTTATGGTAAGTCTTATAATCAAAGTACATAACTTGTACAGTGTTTTCATCATAATCACCCCAACCAGTTATATATGATCTGTTTCCAGGCATATTTTGGATACGCTCTAATTCTTTTTCAGATATATTTGGAAACTCTTTTTTAAGCTCAGGTATAGTTATAGCTTTTACCTCACCAACGTAGTATATGTCTTCAAAGTTTGGATCTTCAGAATACGAGTAAACCATATAAGCCGGATCAACGTAATCAACTTTAATACCTTCTGCAGTGTTAAAACTAGTTTTAGCAGCAGCAATGCCTAATACGGTTAAATCCATATTAAGTCTACGTCTAACTAAATCATATTTGTTTTGAGCAAAAACAGTGGATATACTTTCTTCTTCAGCTATCTCAATTGATTGCTTATAACTTAATTGCATTTTAAGTTCCAGCTCTTCTTTGGATTCTGGTATAGTAGTTGGATCTGGCGATTGATATAAGTCAATACCTAATGTTTCTTTTACGCTTTCAATATAATCTTTAGCGATCATATCCTCGTAAAGCTTAGAAGCATACTCTGTTCTTTTCTTCACTGACTGAGGATCTTGAGCATATGCTTTAATGTCGTAAGACTTTTGAGATATACCGTTAACAACAATATCTACAAACTTAGATAAAATTGGTACTGGCTTCCAGTCTAAATTAAGATAAGACAAATCACCATTAATAGACAATTCATCTTTATATTTTTGTATAGACTGCTCACCTCTAGCGTACAGTCTTAGATTATGAAAGTTATTCCAATTAGTTAAATATCTATTTCCATTAGTTCTACCTTGTCTAAACCACTCGAACTCTATGGCTTGAGCAACTTGCTTACCATATTCTAAAGTGCCTTTTTCTTCGTTGCTTACAACTTGACTAGGAAAAGAACTGTCATTATTAGTATAAACGTTCATTTAACTTATTATTTTTGATGTATATCCCCTGTTGTCATATCTTTTAATACCTATATCAACGGGTTCTGTTTTTCTTTTATTTACCGGTGTGTATCTATGTTTATTGCAAGCCATTAATGCTAAGCCTGAGCTAATAGATGCATCGTGAGATGTTCTATTATTAATATTAAACTTAGCCCAGTCTTCAAGCGTTCTTTGAAAATACATATCACCGTAGCCAGTTTCCTTTAATCCAACAAAGTTTTCTATATAAGATTCTATAGCTGCAGCATGCGCTTGTTTAATGTCTTCACTAGAGTTTGGTATTCCACCTATCTCTTTTTCTGTTACAGATAGTTTGTTTCTAGTTCTATCTGGTCTGTTCATTGCAAAACCTCTATAACCTCTTTTTTTAAAGTAATATAAAAGTCTTGGCTTATTGTTTTCTGCTAGTATCGGCATGCCATAAAAAGCACAGGCCATTAACACGTCTTCAAAAAATATTTCAGCTGTTTGAGGTCTTGCTATATATTCTAAGAAAAAATGATTAGGTGGCGCGTCTTCCATTGAAAACTTAGTTAAACCATGAAGAGATCCATTAGAACCTCTTTTATCTACTGTACCTGAAATATCATAAGGATCACATCCAAACGCGCCTAAGTGTTCGTTTCCAGGATAGAACCTACCATTTTTACTGTATTTTTTATTTTGCAAATGCAAGGGTGGAATCCAAGATACTATAAACCTACCGCTTTTGTTTGGTGTGAATATGACTCTACTGTCCTGCTGACCGTTCTCCCACTGAAAACTACCTTTTGTAACATTTGTAGAATTACGCATATCTTCATTAAAATCTATTTGCTCGTATATCTTAGTTAGATTAAACAAAGATTGTTTAGTTTCATCTCTAAACGCGTGCTTCTCTGTTCGCGGAAACTGTCTGTAAAATTCATTAAGACCATCTTGATCTTGCTTTAATCCTTCTACCTCGTTCTCCCAGTATTCTATTACACCTATTTTTATCTTTTCACCTTGAGGTCCTTCAACCGGTTTACTTGGTGTGTCGAATACAGGTAACCCATAAGAGTCAATGTATCCTTCGTAGTTCCACTCCATAGGTATGAACAAAGAATATAATCCGCTGCGAGTCTGTCCATTGGCGTTTCTTTGGGTAACATCTGAGTCATCATAAAGTTTTTTAAAGTTTTTGCCTCCTTTATCGTGCGAGTTTGATGTACTTCCCATCATGCACCTACCAATAATTCTACTACCTAATCTCAAACAAGTTTTTGTAACTCGCCAGTTGTTTAATATATTATTAGGTCTTTCCCACTTACCACTTTCATCGTGGACTAGTAACTTTAGTTTCTCCCCGTCGTACGAGTTGTCCCCCGTGTTCTTCCAGTCGATCGTTGTGTCGAGCCCGTCAAGCTCTTGAAGCTTTTCGTTTGTTTCAAGCTTACGCCTGGTATACTTGGTGGCTGGTACTCTATAGGCAAGCTCTGTTTTTGGCCTGTCCATACCGTCTTGGATCGGTTTGAAGAAGAACGGGTAGTTGACAGATATCGGTACGACTTTATCTGTGAACATTTTCTTAGCATCGGGACCAGACTTTGACAAGATACCGTACCGTGCATCTGACGTAATTGTTGCCACATTAACGGTTTCTGCTGAAGACATAAACGAAAATCCTGAACGTCTGTTCTTAAGATAGCACATCCCATAAGACCGTGAGTCGGCTTTACAAGCCTCCCAGAATATAAAGAATAATCTGTTTGATTCCCTAAAGTCTGGCTGCCCAATGTCAATTTTGCTCCACTGCAAGTACATATAATGAGAGCCAGTAACGTAAGTAGCCACACTCTTATTATAGAACCAAAACCCTTGTTCTCTTTTATTAAATTCACTATCGATGTAATCATACCATTTTTCCTTAAAGTCCACTGGGTATTCCTCCCAATCGAACACAGACTTTATTTTTTTAAGTTCTTTAGGGTATTCTGTATATTGCCACTTATTACGTTCAAATTTTTTTACGTTATTAGCTTTAGGTAAAGCTATTTTAAGGTTTTGTATTTCATATATTTCACCTATTTCACCAGTCTTACTAATAACAATAATATCGTAATCTTCATTGTATCCATACTCCCACTTTTTAGCTTTATTTATTTTAGCTACAGTATGTGGTTTTATATGATCATCTAATACTTTATATAATGTTTGTTCGTACATTATTTAGACCTCCCTTCTGCAAAACCTCTAAAAGTTTTTTCTTTCTTAACTTCTTTAGGTTTATCTTCTAGTAGCTCTTGCTCGTTCTCTATTCTAGTTAATATTTCAAAAGCATCGAATATAGCAAGTTTTTTTGTAGCTGCAGCGTTTTTAAGTCTATCCGCAGAGATATCATCATCTGAATCTACAATTGGTTCTTTAGCTACTTTAATTAGCTCTTCAACCGCCTTGCGCCCAGCTTGGATTATATTCTTCTTCGTTTCCTTGGTATTCATACTTAATTACAATATCATTAGATTTCATACAATAAAGTCTTTTACCTTCAACTAAAAACTCCCATTCGCCGTTTGGTTTATAACCTACAACATCGCCTGGGTTTATTTTTAGATCTTCTAAAGACTTATTACCATATTTTAATATACCAACAAGGCTACGCTCTTTATCAGGTGTTAGAGGATCATTGCTTTTGATAGGCGTTATAAAACATCTATCGCCAACAGTGTTCCAACCATCTTGGTTTTTATATAAATATATTTGTTCTAAAGAACATAAATGAGATTCGTCTTTTAAAAACGATCTACTTTTCTTTTTATTGCCTTTCATATCGTAGAAAGTTCTAAATACATTTTGATGTATAATAACTTTATCACCCACGCTTATGCCGCTATTGAAAGCTAAAGGTACTTGAGTAACTTCAGCTAATCTATTTACAAACTTCCAGTTTTCAATTTTAGTATTAACAACTAAGTCTTTATCACCAACTTTTATTGTGTTTGTGTACTTATCACCAACTGGCTTTACTATAAAGTCGTAAAGGCTATTCATTAGTATTCTAAATCATACTCAACAGATATAGCCATGTTAGAATTGAACTTCTTCCATGGCAATACCTCGTTGTTTTTCTTTATATGGATATTATAAGAACCGTCAGAGCTTTCAAACAATATGTATGCTATCTCATGACCGCCATATACTTGCTGGCCAACAGAATAATGCATAGCTTCATTTTTATAATCAGAACCAATACTGATTTTTCTTATAACAGAGTCCATTACTCAACTACTTCTAGAGTATCCTCTTCTTCTTTAATTTCAGTGTACTCACCTGTTTTTAAATCAACAGATATTTTTCCGTACTCTTTTTCTAACTCTTGCTTTTCTTTTTCTAAGCTTTCGTTAACATCAGCTACTTTGTGTAGTAAAGCGTGTTTCTGTGTTTCTAGAGCACCGATATTGTTTAATATCGCCGTTAATTCTTCTTGGTGTTTTACAATTGTTTCTAATTGTTCTTCTTTAATTTTTGCCATTTGATTTAATTTAAGTTAATTGTTTTATATTTATATAGTTACTCATGTTTTAGTAAATCTACTATTCAGGCAGATCTTCGTATGCGTCTGCATAATCAGCAGGCAGATATGATTCCATACCATCTATTTGCTCAGCGCTACACCCGTCTTTGTAAAAGTCGTTTGCTAATAACCAAAGAAAGTGATCTTTTAGACATTGCAACTTTTCTTCTGTAGTTTCAGAATCTGCAGCTTCTGCCAATTGATCATCTACTTGATTTACAATAACATCTTTGTGACTGTCTGGTGTGTTTTCTGATGTAATTACGTTTTTAAACATTTTTTAATTATTTTGTGATTTTAAAATTTCTATTTCTTCTTTCAACTCTTGTATAGCTTTAACAAGTACTGGTACAAGTTTTGAGTAGTTTATTCTTAAAGAATCTTCGTTAGAATCATTAACAAGCTGTAAAACTTCATTATCGACTTCTTGTAATTCTTGTGCAATAAACCCAAAACCTATTGTACCTTTTTCTTTAGCTACAAATTCTTCTGTAATAGTAATAGGATTTCCATCTTCATCAAAAGATTCTGTTTCTATTGTTTTAACTCTATTATCCCAAACGTATTTTCTTGGTTGTAAAGAATTAACAAATGCTAAACCATAAGGTAAATCTTCTATATCTTTTTTGTCTCTTTCGTCAGATGGAGTAGTTCCAGAAGGATACAGCTTAAGATTATTAAAAGGAAAGGTTGCAGTATCATACATTAACACATCGCCATTAGATGCACCAGATGTAACTCCCGGTATTTGTAATAAGTTATGGCTTGAATTACCTAATACAATGGCATTACTGTAACCAGCTGGACTTGTCGCAGCATCTTTACCTATTAAAATACTATTTGAAAACGCTGTTGGTGAAGAACCAGAACCAGCATTATAACCAATAGCAACGTTATCAGCACCAGTTCCACTAAAAAAAGATGCACCTTGCATAGCATTTGTACCTATTGCTACGTTATTATTGCCATTATGATAACCAAGCGTGTTGTAACCAAGTGTAGTGTTAGATGTACCAGTAGTTGTAGTTTTACCAGCATCATTACCGATAAAAGTATTATTTGTGCCAGATGTTAAAGCATTTCCACCATCAATACCAAGCGTAGTATTGCCTTGTGGGTTTCCACTCAATCCACTTGGGACAGTACCAACGTATTCTGAATCAGTATCAATTAACACATCGCTTAAACCATTTAAGTCTGAAGCACCACCTCCACCAGCGGCTTGTAATGTAATTAAACCTGTACCTGAAGCAAAAGTTAATACGTCACCGTCAGAAGCTCCTGATTGTAGACCAGGTATACGCAGAGCCGTTACATTAGCATCACCTAAAGTAATTTGATTATTTGCAGTACCCGTAGCGCCTTGTCCTATTACAATTTGATTTTGTGCATTAGCGCCAAAAACATTAGCGTTAACTCCAATAACAACATTTTTTTCTCCATTATTTATAGCAGTACCAGCTGTTCTACCAATAAGAGTATTCCACTGTCCAGTGCTCATATTCATACCTGCTCCCCAACCTATAGCTGTGTTGTAAAGTCCACTTCTAGCAACATTTAAAGCGTATGTACCTATGGCTGTGTTTTGTTCTCCAGTAGATGCGCCTGAAACACCATAACCAGCGCCGCGTCCAATAAAAGTATTTGACGCTCCTGTGTTGAAATATCCAGCTTGATAACCAATTGTTGTCCTGTCGTTATTAGTAGTGTTTGAATATCCAGCTTGATAACCTATATTTGTGTTTGTAGTACCAGAAGTTTGAGAAAAACCAGCTTGGTAGCCTATTGATATATGACCAGCGGCACTATTGTTTTTTGCAGCTTCTGAACCTATTTGAACAAGATTAGCTGCGTTTGTGCCGTATCCAGCTCTATATCCTATAAGAATACTATCATTTAAACCAGTTCCAGAACTATAAGCAGTTTGATATCCTAAAAGTGTAGACCGACTTCCTCTAGCACCAAGCCCAGCTCTATCTCCTATAGCAACATTAGATGTTCCAGACCCACTAAAAGAAGTACCCAAGGCTTGACTACCTACAGCGGTGTTGGCTGCTCCTACCTGGTTTTGACCAGCTTGATATCCTATATAAGTAGTGCCACTACCAGAAGTATTATTTAATCCAGCAAAAGCTCCAACATATGTAACACCACCAGCAAAAGGGTTTAAACCAAAATTTTTACCAGCATCATTACCTATAAGGGTATTATTTACTTGTCCTTGTAGACTACTACCAGCATCAATACCAAGAACCGTATTGCCTTGTGGATTACCACTTAAACCGCTTGGCACTTCTCCAACGTATAGGCTATCTGTATCAACTAAACAATCTGAAAGACCATTTAAGTCAGTTGCACCACCAGCACTTGGAGTTTGTAATTCTAATTTTCCAGCGCTTGAATTAAAGGTTAGTACGTCACCATTACTCGCTCCGCTTTGTATTCCTGGAATCTGTAAAGTCGTATGACTTGTATTACCTAATACAATGAAATTGCTTTGACCAGCTGGACTTGTTTCGCCATCATAACCTATTATTATAGTATTACTCCAAGCTCCAGCATCGCTTCCAGCTTTCCAACCAAGTAAAACATTATTATTACCAGTTACATTTGTTCCAGCTTGATAGCCTAGATTTGTGTTATTAGCTCCAGTGGTAATCTGAGCACCAGCCTGATAACCTACATTTGTATTTCCACTACCAGTTGTATTTGAGTAACCAGCTGAAGTACCTATTGATAAATGAGTAGATGACTGATTTACTCTAGCTGCATTCTCTCCAATAGCTATTGTATTACTAGCAGTGCTAGATAGACCAGCTTGATAACCTATTAATACATTAACTCCACCGCTAGAATTTTTCCCAGCTTCACGTCCAATTAAAACTGATTGACTTCCTGTAGTTTTAAATTCTCCAGCACTTGCGCCAACAATTACATTTTGAGTTGAGTTGTTTGTTATAGACTTACCAGCACTATCTCCAATTAAAGTATTATTACTAGCGGTAGTTAAAGAATTACCAGCACTTATTCCTAAAATTGTATTACCTTGAGGATTTCCAGATAAACCTGAAGGTACGAATCCAGAGTACAAAGACTGTGTATCAATTAAGAAAGGATAGCCACCACCTAAATTACCAGGCGCTATACGTACATTATCTGTTCCATTATACCCTACAACAAACTGTACATTTGCTGAATCTGTTTGTTCTTGAAATTGTGAAAATTTTAAATTTGGCATTTTATATATATTTTATTGCTGTTCTGTTATAAGATAAGTTGGTGTTGCTCCTGATTCAGCTATAAGAAAGTCACCGTTTTCAGCGAGTATTTCGAAAAAAGGAGTTGGTACTCCTGCGTCTCCCGTTATATCACGAGGTATACTTAAACCAATACCTATTCCAATAGCCATACTACTTAGCTGCTATTAATTTTTGAACTGTAGTCGTATTTGACGCATTAGACGCTAATACATAGTCTACTGTCACTGGTAGAAAACCACCTGCTTGTAAACCATAAAAAGCTACAGATTGAGCAGCAGTTGGCAAACCACCACTAGGCGCTCTAACACCTGCAGGTATAACAACCATACAACCATCACTACCTAAAGTAGTGTTATCACCTATGTATATAATAGATCCATTTAGAAACGTTGTTTGATCGATGTTGTTAGTGACAGTAGCTATTTCTTTAATATCATTAGTCGCGAAATCAGGTTGATTACCGAATTGTCCCATTATTTATTATTTTTTTGTTGTTATTGATTTTGCTTTTTCCCATGAACGACCTACAAAATATGCGCCGTACACTGTTACAAGAAGAGTTTGAAATATTGGTATATACTCTTCTGCTATTTTAAACTCCCCGATGTTTCCATCAAAAAACGCGCATACAGTAAATATAACTGTTAAGTATATAAGTACCATTGGGCGTATATTTTTAGACAAGAAAGAATCAGACTGCATATCTGATTGCCATCTTGCTGTTACTTGCTCTTGAGCCTCTTTATCAGCTTTCTCAAGAATTTCTGTAATAAGACGCTGAGCTTCTAGTTTTTCCTCTTTAGTGGTTGTAAGATTATCTAAAACCTCGCCAACTTCTTTTATGACGGAACCCGTAAGCCATTGCCAAATTTTTTTCACTTACCTAATTGATCTCTTTTTGAAATAGTTTTATCCTTAAGCTTTAAATGCTTGTATTCTGGACTTCTTTTGTCCATTTTTATTTTTTTACCAGTTTTAGGATGCGTGTATGTATATGTTCTAGCGTCTTCTTCTGGTTCGTTTTGTTTAATTGGATTAACCATGTTTGTTGGAATATCTCTACCTGTTTTAGGCATATCACCTCTTCCAGGCTTCATTTTAAATGGTCCGTTCATTCTCTTGTTATTACTTGTTTATATTATTTGTTACTTTACCTTTCTATAAGCCTCAGCTTCCCAAGGCAAGTTTTTAGCACCTTCCTGCATTTGTGCTCTTGAATATTTTTTACCTTTCCAGTAAACATTATTGTCATCATAATCAAGGTCTCCACGTTTCATTTGGTCTATATGAACTTTCTCGTGCGCAATAACTTTTTCACATTGTGAAGGATCCAAATCTTTGTTTAGAATTATAGTACCGTTTTTATTAGCTTTACCCATAACACCATCTTCCATGTTTACGTTGTAAATTGGAGTATTATCCATTGAGTAAGGTGGAGTTATTTTAAATGCCATTAATCAGTCTTGTATTTACCGCTTAAATCAATTGGTTCGAAACTGTAAGATTTGAAAGCATTTGAAATTTCTTCGTCTTTTTTCTTTTTATTTTTTTTAGCTAAATCAGCTTGAATACCTGCTGATATTTTATCTTGAAGATTTTGAAAAGCGCCAGCTGTAGACACATAAACAGATCCACCAGCTCCAGAAGAATAAGCACCTTTAAGTGGTGACATTTCTTTTTGAACTTTTAATTTAGCTTCGTAATCAACACCACCGGTTTCAGCACTAAGCTTTTGCTCTTTTTTTCTAGCAGCATCACCCATAGCTTCGTAGTCTTTACCACCAGACTCTGGGTTTACTGTTTTTTTAGTAAAAGGTTTTTTACCTAAAAATTTTAACGCAAATGGAGAACTCATTATCTAAAAGATTTAGCTCGTGAAGTAATAGGTGTACCTGGATCACATTTACATGGATACTTAGAAACTTCTAATCCATTTTTACCTGAACTAGAACCTTTACCCATTGGAAAACCTTCTTTGCTTAATGGACCGTCCCAAACCGCGTTTTCACCTACTTGACCGGCTAACTCTACTTTTAAGTTTTTAATGTTTTTCATATTTTATTATTTTACTTGAAATGTTTTACCTCCTACCTCAAACGTGTCTTTACCTGCTTTTTCAGCTGCCATTTTAGCACCAATAAAAGCATTACCTTCTAATGGGCTACCATCTTTATACATAGCTGGCGCACCAACCGAGTTTTGCTTCATTTGTTGATTTCCAAAAACACCCTGAGCATTAGCTTGCGCTTGGGGAGAAAATGGATTAACCAAGCTAGAGCCAGCTGGTGGCACGTTTGTCATTGGTTGAACCATTTGCTGTTGAGCTAGTGGATCCACTGCACCGACCTGCTTAGCTGGTGAATCGTAATGATTCGGTGAACACATATTTGTAGGAGCGTCTTGATCATGAATTGCGTTTTTTAGATAGTCAAATCTAGCTTTAGGCGTTAGGTTTTTATTGTACGCCTCTTTGTAATCGTATTGTTTTCCGTCCATTTTATCTGTATTTGTCTTTATTGACGTTATATATTGCTTTTGTTAAAACTTTGTCTGTATATGTATTACCACGTATAATGCTATTAGCTTCAGATGTAGGTATATCTTCTTTACCCAACATCATCCTGTAAACACGCTTTATAAGTTGCTTACATTTAATAGATGTTTTATATATATGGTATTTTTGTGTGGTTCTATTTCTATGACGCCACACAACTATCCAGCCTTCTTTTAATAATCTATTCCACCGA